GGCTTATTTGAATTTTAAGTTCGCTGATGTTACAGCAACTTTTCCAACGTAGTCAGCCGCGTTACCAAGAGATGATGCAGTGTTTGTTAACTCTACATAACCGTATCTTGTTAAGAAGCCTACTACTGGTTCGAAAGTAGCCGGATCAAGAACAACACCTGAAGACATTAAAGGTATGTATGGGCAATAGAATGCCGGAGCATCTGCCTCACTTGCACCTTTGTAACCTACAAGTACGTCTGTGCTGTCTGCCGCGTAAGCGTCAACATAAACTCTCATAGCACCGTTTAAAGTTCCAACGAATTTAGTATTAGTTGGTGACTCAAAAGTACCTTCTGTTGATCTTGCAAACGCTGAAGTTGTTGCTGACTGAAGAATAGTTAAAGCAGTTGGAGAAACTACCGCGTAGTTTCCAGCGCCTCTTCTTGTTCTTGTCGCGATCTGGTTAGCAACTCTGTTGATTAACACAGCCAATGCCGCGTGTTCATCACCAACGAAAGTAGCCGTACCTGATACAGCCGCTTGGTCAAAAGTCTCACTAGCAGTTCCTGCCAATGTTCTTAATGAACCAATAACTTCTTGATCGATTTCTGCAGTAATTTCTTGAGCTAATGCCGCCATAATTTCTGCTTCAACGTCGATTCCTTGTTGTGCTTGAGCATCTTGTGCCGCTTCAAACGTCCATCTAGCACTTAATTTTCTAGATTTCGCTTCAACCGGTTGTTTTAAGATCTGGATTGATAATCTTTTTCCAGGTTCACCCTCTAAAGAAGCAGTTGATCCTGCTTTTGGAGTTGTGTTGTTCTGGTTACCAGAGTATGCTTTCGCAATTTTGAATGGAGATAATGCTTCTTCACCAGCAGTTGTGTTTGAACTTACTGTATCTGCATATCTTATTCTTAGTGTGTGGATCTGACCAACTGGACCAGTCATCGGCTGTACACCAACGATTTCGTTAGCGATAACAGTCGGCATAACCCGTCTAATTACTGGTAGGATCACTCTGTTTAGTGTAGCAACATTACCGGCACTTGTAGCACCTGCTGTAGACTGCTCTGACAAATACCTTTTAGTATTTTCCAAAACTACGTCCATAGTTTTTTTCTTGTTACCCGCTAAACCTTCTGTTAGAGCGGCTTTAGTTTCGCCCCATTTTGATTCAAATATATCTGACATTTGTAATCTTCCTTTGTTTAGTTGTTATACACCCGCTAAAATACGGATGTTTGTTATATCAGCATCTTCCCTTTGTGCTCTGTCGCCGCCTGATTCAGAAAGTACTTTAGCACCTTCTTGTTTCACAGCCTTGTCAGCCATCACGTGTGGTAGATACTTGTTAAATGAAGCCTCAAGTTTTTCTGTTTGAACTGATTCTAACAGTTGACTCATTACTTCACTCTTCTCTTTGCCCAATGGTTTGAGCATCTCAGCCATCTTTTCCTTACGTTCCATCAAATCCGCTTGTCTTTTGGACTCAGCATCTTTGGATTCAATCACCGCTTGTTTCTCTTTGACAGCCTTCTCCGCTTCTGCTAGTTTTAGAGTTGCTTCGTCAACAACTTTCATCAACTTGCTAGTCTCAGATTTCTCATTTAAGTAAGAATTCTGATACTCGCTCGCAAACGCTTCGAATATTTTCTTGCCAAAGTTGATTTCTCTTGCCGCACTAATATCTTCCTTCAAGCCTTTTAGCTCTTCAGCAAGTTTTGTGTTTACAGCATTTTCTACAACTTTAGCAGATCTTGTTATGAAAGCCTCTTTCATCTTAGCCATTTGTTTTTTGGCTTCGGCTACTAGTTTAACTTTCGTTTCCACAACGCCTTTTTTGTCTTCATGGAACTCTTTAATTTCTTTTGCAAGAGCACCAACTACGAATTCTTCCATCTTCTTGAAGTTTTCGTGGACACCTTTTCGGTCGCCGTGTAGTTCTTTTAACTCTTCTGACAATTTAGAAAGCATAAATGATTCTAATTTAGCAGAATGTTTGCCTACGTTTTCTTTGTAAGCGATTTTTTCTTGTGCAAGTGCTTTTCTGTCTTCAACGAACTTTGTGATCTCTTCAGATAACTTCTCATTCATCATAGAGTCGATAGCCTCGATCATGTTTGCTTTGTCGTGTTCGTATCTTTTAGCAAACTCTTCTCTTAACTCAGCGCCTACAACTTCTTTGTTTTCTTTAATTTTCGAATCCCAAGCCTCTTGGATGCCTTTTTGAACATCTTCTGAGATTGCTCCAGACTCTACTAATTTTGATATTGCGTCTATCATGTTATTTCAGGTCCTTTATTATGTTTGTTAGTGCCTCTTTCAGGAACTTTTGTGCTTTAGGGTCATTTCTAACTTCAGCCGCCAAGCCCTTTGCCATGTTACCACCTTTTGTGTTCAATAGGTGTTCGTAAATTGGTGTAGGGTAAGCACCCGGTGCCGAAGGTTGGGCTACAACATCGACTGTGATGATCTCGAAGTCTGAAACTTCGCCGCTTCCGTATTCGTTCATGTTTCCAGAACCTCTACTTGAAACGCCTAGTTTCACACCCGATTGCAACATAGTTTCGACAAGTTTGCCCATTGGTGTTGGTAAAATTTTCATCTTACCGTATCCATTTGGTCCGTCCATCCACATCTCTGTAATCATGTGAGACACACGGTCCAAATTAATCTTTAAATCATCTGGATG